AGGAGTAAATCCAAGCAAAATTGCTGCAGAAGAAAATGGGCTTATTGGCGCAGCATCTATAGCAGCACAAATTGCAGCAGCGCAGGCAGCCCAAGCAGCAGCAGCAAAAGCAGCCTTAGCAGTAAAAATAAGTCCAAGTGCTTTAGCAGCACAAGAAAGTGGAGCAATTGGTGCAGCATCTATAGCAGCAAAAATTGCAGCAGCAGAAGCAACAGCAAAAAATGCAAACACATATGCTTCATTTAAGGCTAAGGAGGCTGCAGACGAAGCAGCGTATAATGCTAAGGGAAGAGTTGGAAGAAAATACGGCGGAATGATTCCTAAATATCTTGCTTCTGGAGGATTTCCTAGAGGCACAGATATCATTCCAGCAATGCTTACTCCTGGCGAGTTTGTTATGAGCAAGTATGCAGTTGAATCATATGGTGTTGAAAAAATGAAGGCAATCAATTCTGGATCCTACGAGGGCGAAAAGGTGTATAATTATAATCTAAACGTCAATGTTAAGTCTGATGCAAACCCTGACGATATTGCACGGGTAGTTATGACACAGATTAGACAAGTAGACTCACAGAGAATTAGGACACAACGGGCATAATGGCTACAGCAGCGTATTTAACAGGTAGACGTAGGTATCAACGCCCCCAGGCCCTGTTGTGGTCTGAGAACCCTGGTACACTCGTTAATGGTGTATACCTGCCAACTGGCTACGAGATACAGGGTAACTTTGATGCATCTGCAAATACAAGTTTAATTAATCAGTTTCTCATTCTTTCAGACCATAATCGTGGGGAATTAAATTTTACACCAACAAGAATTGAACAAAGACAAAGAACTATTAACGGACGTATGCGTTCATACCATATAGCAGATAAATTAACAATGTCTGTTTCTTGGACTAACTTGCCATCAAGGTCATACTATCAGGATGCAGGGTTTTTATCTACTGGCCTGTCCCCTGAAAAAAATACAAACAAAGAGTTTACTTCAGATGGAGGAGCAGGGGGAGTAGAACTACTTGACTGGTATGAAAACCATAAGGGTCCTTTCTGGATGTTTTTAGCATACGATAAGTATTCAAACTTTGGTAAGGATGATGCAGACTATGGACACCTTGCACAGTACAATCAAATCATTCAGGTTTATATTGCAGACTTTAATTACTCTGTTGTAAAGCGTGGTGGGTCAAATCACGATCTTTGGAATATTTCGGTATCGCTGGAAGAGGTCTAAATGTTTGTTAGTGAGACATTAAAGACACATCTAGAAACATCTTCAACTATACAACTACAGTCATTAGTTTTGGCTGAGTGGAATATGAATATGCCAGATAATATTTATAAACTTGGCAACTATAGATACCGACCAATTGGAGAGAATGTTCAATACAGAACACTTCCATTAACATTTGATCAACTAGATTCTGGTAATTATTACACTGGAGCAACTGATGCCGATATTGTTGTAGATGGAGGGTTTGATAACTCTGGAGTACCGCAATTATTTACATCAACTAAAGAAAAACTAAAGATGATTTATTCTTTAGAGGATTGCATAAAACCTTTTAGACCAAGGTCTGGTATTAATAAAGCGTCATATTTTAATAACAGATATCTTTCAAATTCTGGATTATTAATGACACAAAGACCTAGATATTATATGCCATCAAGATATGATCAGTTTAAGTATTGGTCATCATTTAGAACAGAAAATAATATTGAAAGAGGAATTGCTAAAAATATATCAAATGGATTAAACTATATTGATGATGCTGTTCCATTTGTTGTCTACAAAGAAAATGTTCCAGCAAATAAGATTATTGTAAAAATGCAAACAAATGTTGGCACTGTAAATATGGGAACAATGATAACTCAGTCTGGATCTCTGGGCGATCCACTATACGGGGAAGAAAATAAAACAACTCCAGTAAAGTGGAAGATTCAATATTTAAATAGAAATAATTGGATAGATGCATACTCTTTTGATCAAAATTCTGTAAGAGATGATGGATCTCCAATAATTCCAGAAGATGGCTATGTTGAACTAGAGTATGGATTAAAAATTCCAGATCAGTATAAAGAAAACTTTAGATTTGCAGAAAAATTATCTTCTAGCACTCTTCTTCCAGAAGTCTCTGTTAACGGATACGCATATCTTGTTGTACAAAATGCAAACGAAAGAGGAACCTTTTATATCTGGAACAGTACAAGCAACACATATAATACTTTTACTCCAGAGTATGGATGGAGCCTTGCATCTGGAGTTTTAAATAGTTCAACAACACTGGTTACAGATTTAACAAGTCCAGACTTTTTTACTAATGATGTAAACAATTCTACAACCTATAGAGAATTTTCTTATATTCGTGGTATAAGAGTTGTTGTTGAAACAATGAATAAGTTTGACTCTACCTTTGACTTAATTGAAATGTCTCCAAGACTGCTAGTAAATATTTCTGATAAAGTTATTGATTATAATATTAAAAAGATGCTTTCTGATATTGGGTCAACATCTTTACCTGTAGGACAACTTCTAGCATCAACTGGAACATTATCGCTATTTGATGATGATCAAGCCTTTAATGAAAACAACACTTCAAGTATAGTTTCTAAGTACATACGAAAAAATATTAAGTTTAATTTTTATGAATCACTATTTGATGTTGGTGGAGACGAATACTCTATTCCAATTAAGACATTATATTCAGAAGGATTTCCACAGGCAGATGTTACTGCAGCCACCCTATCTTTAGAACTAAGAGATTTTTATTTTTTCTTAGAGTCAATGCCAGCACCAAGGCTTCTTACAACTCAGACATCTTTAAGTTATGCAATATCTCTTATTCTTGACTATATTGGTTTTAGCAATTATGTTTTTAAGCGTGTACCAGATGAGTCAGATCCCATAATCCCATATTTCTTTATTGCACCAGACCAAAATGTTGCAGAGGTTTTAAACCAGTTAGCGGTATCTACACAAACTGCAATGTTTTTTGATGAATACAACAACTTTGTAGTAATGAGTAAAGACTACTTAATGCCAACAGAAACACAAAGAGATGTGGATTTTGTTTTATCTGGATCAAATAATCAAACAGACTCTGGAATAATTGAAAATGCTTCTTCAGGAAACCTACCTAATATTTTATCTATAGCATCACAAGATAAGAAAATTTATAATGATGGAAAGATTAATTATACAACTAGATACATTCAAAGATCTTACGGCTCAATAAAGCAATCAACCATGATTGATAAAGAAAAGACTTGGATATATAAGCCATCCCTATTGTGGGAAGTTGCTGGAACTGATCAAACCAAAACAATAAATGAAATAGCATCAAAGCAGGGGAGTTATGTCTTAGGTGCAATGCCACTAAATTCAGATATTCCAAGTACCCCTCCAACTGTTGAAAAAAATGTTGTTGTAAATAATGTGATTGATCTTGGAGAAAATGTTTATTGGCTTACAAGAAATAGTGGATACCTATACTCTAATGGAGAAATTATTAAATATGATGCAGCACAATATAACATAACTGGTATTGGAAATGTTTGGATTAGCGACAACCAAGAGTACCAAAAGTATTTTGCATCTCTTCCGTTTAACGGAAAAATATATCCAACGGGACTAATTAGAATATACTCAACCCCATACTATGAAACAGTTAATGGAGTAACAAGACTTCAAAATGGTGCGGTACTAGACCATGGCCGTGGCCAATTTGGAACACAGATAACTAGCCACTATGCTGGAATAAATACCTACTGGACAAATAGCAATAATGTACGTGGTGTTGACATGAAGACAGAATATTTATTTACAACTCAACTTGATCAAAATGTAACATTGCCAGCAACAACTGTTGGTGCAGCAGGTGTAAACAATGTAACTGCTAAACAGTCAACAAGAAATAGCATTATTAAAAACTTCATGGCTACAAGTGATTTAACTGATACAGACATTAATAGTTTGCTATCTACCCAAAGTGGAACAATTCAGTCATCTGCCCTTGTGTTTAACGGTCCATCATTTAAGACTACAGAAACACCACTTAACTTTGTTTCATATGTTTATAAAGAATTAAATAATGCCTATAAGCATTTTGGAACAAGAATGAGAATTATAGGAAAAATTGAAAACAACTTAACAAGAACACAAACTGCAACTGGCAGTATTCCATACTTTCAAGTTAGCGGAACGCAGCCAGATCAAAATGTAAATATTGGTGGAGGTTCTGGTGGAATGGCTGTATTGCTAAACCCAGAAACAAATAATGGATATTACTTTGAACTTATAGCATTAACAGAAGACAACATCACACCATACCTAAAACTAGATAAAAGCAATCAGGCAGAGGTTTCAATTAACAATGTTGTTTTTTATAAAATTAAAAAAGATTCTTCAAACACTAATGCAGTGCCAATTAAACTTTGGGGAGGACTATCAAAGGTAATTGTAGATGACGGATTATTTTCTGGACAACAAAGAATGGCTGCAGAAGATAACTCAACAGTATATGACCTATCTGTAGAGTATCAGGATATTGGAAAGATAAGAAGGTTTTATCTTTATATAAACAATCAACTTATTAAAGTTGTAGATGATAATGATCCACTTCCAGTATATAATAATATGGCATTATTTGTTCGTGGATCTTCTAAGTGTATGTTTGAAAACATTTATGCTCTATCTCAAAACTATAGTCAGAACACTTCTTTTTCTATAGGGGAAACACTTTCTAATCAATTTGGTAGTTCAAGCATTGATGTAAATGACTCATTTAGAAAATATGCTATGAGCGGAGTTGTTCAGTCAACCTACCTATCTGGTATAAGTTCTCAGCAGCCACCTAACTATAATATGTATTTTGAAGAATTTGGATCTATTATGCGTGAGTGTGCATACTTTGATATTAAATATGATCGTGCATATCCAGCATTATATGCAAAACTATCTCCAACATTTAATAATATAAAGGGGTATACATCTTCAGGTTTTTATGCAGATTCCTACGGTGCTGAATTCTTAATCTTTAACTCAACAGATAAAGCATTAAACTTAGATGAAACAACTGGAAACTTCTTAAGAATTCAAGGTGTTACCTTTACACAAGACACAACACATGAGTTAACCGTTGATGAATTTTTTAAGAAACGTGGAAACCTTTCAGATCCAGAACTTGTAGGAAGCACACTAACGTACTCTCCATTAGTTGAAAAACTAAAATATGATGAAATTAAATTAAGTAGAATTACCTATGGTAAAAATGAGTTTAGCATTGATAGCCCATATATACAAACACAAGATGATGCAGAAGCAATGATGAACTGGATTATTAATAAGTTAATGGTTCCAAAAAAATCTATTGGTGTTAATATTTTTTCTATTCCAACACTACAACTTGGTGATATAGTTACTGTTGATTATAAAGATTCTGCAGGGGTTGAACTTGTTACATCAGAATTATCTCGTTTTGTTGTATACAATGTAGAATACGCTAGGTCAGAGTCAGGACCAAGCATGACCGTTTACTTGAGTGAGGTATAAAAATGGTATCAGCAGTTCCAAACACACCATCTTCAACATCTGTTTCAAATAAGATACCGCCAAGCCCAACAAAAACTGCTCCAATAGATACCGTTTTGTTTGATGACAACTCAATGTCTATTGAGATAATGACTGATCTTATATTTGAAGATATTGGTGGACATGAGTTAATTAATATTGCTAGAAATGATATTATTAATGGCCAGCAAGTATCGTACACACCAATTAAAAATCTTGGTTTGATACAGCAGATGTATAACCCAAACAACATATTAAGGTTACAGGCTACATCAGAAAAGTATTTTAATAACTTCTCTATAAAGTTTGAAGAAAAGGTCCCACTAGTGGGCAATGGGCCAAATGGGTCAAACGTATATATTGATCAGGCTACTGGAGACTTAATTATTGAAGGCGTTAACATCAATAAGGATGAATTGTTTGAGGTTGAAATATCCCTAAATGGTACAATATATATAGCAAACTTTGGAGAAACTACATCATGATAACTAAAAAAGGTAAGAGCATTATTGGAAAATATATGCTTGGTCAGGCACCAGCCTATGCCTCATACTTGGCCGTTGGTTGTGGACCAATTCCGCTTCAAACAGAAGATGTTGCCGATAACTTTGAACTAAAAGAAAACCTTGACTTTGAGATGTTTAGAGTTCCAATTTCTTCTAGAGGATTCGTAAACGAAAACGGTATTGATAAGATAGTCCTAACAGCAGAACTACCAACAGAAGAAAGATATGAAATCACAGAGGTTGGACTATACTCAGCAGGATCTAATCCTTCAGCAGGAACACAAGACAGTAAAACTGTTTTTGCATTTACACAAGGTGAAAACTGGGAACATCATACATCTTCTGCATCTACACAAATTCCAATAATCTCAACACCACTTGATTCAGCAGATAACGATATTATTAATGCAGTAGGAACAGAGTCTGGCGTGTTTCAAACCAATGCAGACAATTCTATTTTTTATAATCTAGATCGTTCAAATAGATATGAAAGACCAAGGTTTTTAAATAATGCAATATTTATTCAGGGAAACAATTCAGACCTAAGTTTAGATGGTGGTGGCTCTGGAGGTGTTGATCACATAGTTATTGATTCTGGAAACCACATACACCTAGCATCTCCAAATGTTGACTTTACACAAAATGCACCAACAGATGAACTAAGACTTGCTTTCTCTTTAATAAATAAAGATGGAGAGTCTGCATCTGTTCCAGACACAATAAGAATTCTTGTTGACTTTGCAGCAACAGATGAAACAAATCCATCAACATATGCTAGGTTTGAAGTTGATATTCAAGATGGAGTTGATGGCTATAACTTTGCAACTAATAGATATTTTGTTGTTTCAAAACAACTACAAGAATTATATAAGACTCAAGACTTTACCTGGAATGCAGTTACTGTTGTAAAAATTTATTGCAGCGTATTTGATTCTAGTGTGAGTGGTGGAGTCTTCCCTACCTCTGACTACTATATAGCACTTGATGCAATGAGACTTGAAAATATAGCAACTATAAACCCACTATATGGGTTAACTGGATATTCAGTTATTAAGAACGATACTGCATCAACTGTTATTAAATCTCCTAATACAAATAATTATATTGAGTTTAGATTTTCTATTGGGGTAACATAATGGCTGATGCTAATATCAAAAAACTTAGAGTATTAAAATCATCATTGCCACCAATCGATCATGATACGGAAAAATATAATATTCGTTATAGAGTTATATCTGAAGATAGAAACAGAGTTTCTCATTGGTCTCCAATATATAACTCCGATGGAGTTGATCTTGTTGTAACAAGTGGTGCAGTCTCTAGAACAGGGAACGTAATTACAGCCGTATGGGGAGATCAAAATGACTTTCCAGAATACGATGTCTTTGTTAAGTTTGACTCAAACGACTTTTTTTATCATGGAAAATCAAAAGTACACTCATACTCATTTTTAAAAACTGGAACTACAACGGTAAGAGTGAAGGTTCAAATCATTTCATCAAAAAAAGAAATTAAGGAATCACTAAATATCTTTGACTCTGGAACAGTGTCTTTGGTATAATATAATAGGAGGAATAAGATGGCAAAAGTACCACTACCTGAAAGAGGGCAACCTCTTGATGTTACGTATATTTATCAATTAGTTGAAGCAGTTAATTTTTTATCAACACAAATTTCTGATGCAACATATAATTATACAGATGTAGATGTTGTTGGAGGAGAAAAGCAAAGCCTAAAAACTTCCAATACAAAGTTTATTGGAAAGTTTAAGTCAATTGCAAACAATGAAACAGTAACGGCAGGGCAAGAAAAGTCTTACTCTATTGACTACTCTAACTTTAAGTTTCCACCAATCGTAACTTTATCTATTGTTAATACAAGTGGAACAACTGCAGGAGCAAATACAACAGTAGTACTTACGTCTGTAACTACAACTCAGGCTAATTTTACAGTAAAGTATGGTGTATCTGGAACTGCTACCATTGGCATAAACCTAATTGCAATAGGTGTACCAAACTAACATGACATGTAACAAATGCGAAGGAAAGATGTTTGTTGATAGAATACATTCAAACATAGACCATCTAGAAACTTACTGTGTCAAGTGTGGAAATAGAAAATTTTATCATCCACCTAGTGAGTCTGTGGAGGGGAAATGGTTACTGCAAAAGGAAAAATTCAGAGCGAAGCATATAATAGCGAACCTGTAATTTCTGGCGGTAAAAAGATATGGTTCCTCAATGG